TTCGTAGCCCTCTAGTGGTAGTGCCATTACAAGCTGCGAACGTAATCTGTCGCAGCTCTCATACCAGCGGCTCGACCGCGGTTAAAGCCATCTTTAACGCCTTGCTTGTATCCGATACTCCAGCCGACTAAACACCAGCCAGCACTACACGCAATAACTACCATCGCCAGTTCCAATATAGTAAACATGTTAGCTCCCGATTCCGGGTGCGACTTATTCGCTCCCTAGTTATAGGGTGAACTAAATGTCTGACAATTTCAAGCCTTACGCGTATTTAACGGCGTGTCGAATTGCTAATTATCAAGCTGTAAATTTCGTCAACGCGCTTTTCAAGCCGCGAAATTTGATCTTTGACGCTTGCTCCAGAATTGGGCTTGAGCTCGCTTAAATAGTATTTAACTAAGTGTCGAATAACCCCTGTAAATGCAGCTAAGAGCGTGACCATAGCCACGCCCATCGCCGCCCAATCGTTAGCGTCCACCTGTTTTAGCGCCGAACGTAACGTCTTTAGGATTCAGGTAACGCATTAGTAGCGGAACAACGCCAGCGAGAAATCCGTAAGCCAATTTCTTGGGATCGGACTCGCCTGTCATATAAACAGCCAGAGCTCCTGCAAGCGCTGATCGTCCATAACTAGCAGCCATAGCCTTTAGCTCTTTCATTACTTTTCTCCTAACCCTAAAGCCTTGATTAGCTCTAGGACTCTTTTTGGACTTACGTTTACCTCGAAATGTTGCTCATCGGCTCTATTCTTGTAATCCCCACCCCAGAAAAGCCCATATTTTTTAGCAAGTGCGCGAATCATTGGAACTTTCTCAGCTGGAAATGTTCCGATTTTTCCGAGTGGGTGAAGGCGACTGTTAAGATCCACCGCTGTACCAGACGCATGATTTGAAAGACGATCTGTTGACCCACGAATAAAACGAAAGTTGTATCCCCACTCGTCAAGCTGACCGCCATCTAGCGGCTCGATCAGCTCGTTAAATTCTTTGCAGAATCCTACGATCAAAGGTGCGACAGCTTCGGCGCAACGAATCTTTAAATGAGTCCCCGGTATCGCGTGGGACTTAATTCCGATTTCGGCTTGATCCTTTGAAGCCGTCCAGCCGTTGTAACTTGTTAATTTCATGACAGCAATAACGCCGCTTCCTCGGCTGTAATTCCGAGTTTATTTAGCAGCGCTTCTTTGGCTGTTGCAGCTTCTTTAAATTGCTTTTCCGCTTCGGCTGCCGATAGCAAGTCAAGTTTGTATTGTTTTAATTCCTCGGCGTCCATTTCGCGGTCGATGATTTCGTCGGTTTCTGTGTTATGGATTCGGATCATTGGATTAGTCATTATTTTACTCCGTAAAGTTGGACTGTGCCAGCGGTTAAAGTTTGAGTTGAGATTACCGTAATGTTTGTAATCGCTGACGTCGCGGAAGAAACGACGTCGGTTTGAATTGTCGTGACATTGTTATTGGCTGAATTAACATAATTGCCGTTAGTTGCTATTAGTTTTCTTACTGTTGAGTTAGCATCTCTAAAAGTTAAAGCCCAAACATTGGTAGTTACACCGGTTTGAACAGCTTGGGCACCATTTACGCTTAGATTCATCGCAGAATAATTATTAACGTTGTGTGCCACTACGCCGTTTTCTTGTCCAAACGTCATTGTTTCCTGATATACGCCTGTAGTAATGCCATTAATTCTTAAAGTCAAGGCTGCCGTTGCGTTAGGGTTTACGCCATAAATGTAAGCAACTAAATCTTTATAAGTATTAGTTGCGACAGTAATCGATGTCGAAGTTCCCGAAAGTGTTGTCGTGCTAATTAAAGTCATACCGCCAGACGCCGCAGCTGCCCACTCTGGAGCCGTTGCGCCGCTGTTGACTGTCAAAACCTGTCCAGCTGTACCGATTCCTAAACGAACTGGAACTGTTGCGTTGCGATAAATAATGTCGCCCGCTGTTGTAACTGTTGATTTAGCAATCGCAGCATTAGCCAAATCATAAGCTGATTTCGTAGCTGTTGGCGTTGAGGCTAGAACGCTTGAAGTCGTTGAAGTCGAATCGCTAAGTTGAACAACGCCTGAAGCGCTTGTCGAAGCTGCACTAACGCCAATAGTTACAGCGCCAGCGCTGCCGCCACCTGTAATTGGACTGGTCACGTTTACCGCGGTTATATCGCCTTGATCGTTAGGTATCCACGCAAAATCTAAATCTGTGGCGCTTGCCTTAGATAAAATATAACCATTAGCGCCGCCTAATAAATCAACGAAATCGGTATCTACCGCCTGACCAAATACCTCAAAATCAGCTGGTAAGTCGGTAACTAGGTCGGTGCTGGTAGGCATTTGCCAGCCGAAGTTACTCGTTGGATTAGTCATGTTTTCTCCTTATGCTACGACTAACGCGGTTTCCCACGTTAAAGTTCCAGATATAGTATTCCACGCTTCGGCGATTGGGACTTGCTCCCACGACATGGCTTGCAGCGAGAAACTTAATGGCGACAGATTAAGCGTTATAGATATTTCGTTATAGGCAGCCTTAAACGACCAGCCCTCGACGAATCCTTGAAAGGTTCCAGCAACCATGTTAGGCGGTAAATCCATTATTCTTAAAGGTAAGCCCATAAACGCATTTATGAGCGAATCGCGATCTATGTCGTCTAGCTCTGGATTAGTGAGCTGATAAGTGATCGCTGTAAAGTTGGCTTGCGGTGCAGCTCTTAGGGTCAGGTAGAAATCGGCTTGATCTTGCGCGTCGGCTTGATGTTTAACTGTCGTACTAATTGCCTGAGCTAAACGCCCGTAAAGGTCGATCGAGTTAATATCCTCGGCGCTTACTTCTTGGTTGGAATTAGTGCCATATTTGAGCGTAATATTGTTCCGCACGTCGCCAGCTCGGGTTTCAATCTTAAGCCCGTTAAATAGCGCGTGATTCGCGGTTAGCTCGGTGTAGCCGTAAGTGGCTAGGTAAACGGATCGATGTGTCGAGTCGGCGTAGCTAATTCGACCCTGAGAATCCTCGTATATGTAGCCCAATCCAGACGTCGCGAGAGCTGCAACAAGCGAATAAATATCGACGCGATCAGATGATCGAGCTGCTAGTTCGTAATTGCCCGGACGATCGATCTCGCCTAGTCCGACGTTTTGAGCGTTCGCCCACGTTTCTGTCGGATCGTAGTTAGCCCATTGTAAAGCTGCCGGAACTTCGCCCCAGTTATTCAATAGTAAATCTTGCAAGACTTCAAAGATTTGATCGCCGTCAAAATCCTGAGCTAAAACCCCATTAGTAAGCGCTTTAGGTAAGCGGCTCAAGGCTCCTAGCGCCGTTATCTTTAGAACTTGATTTATTCCAACCGAGCCAGCTGTAATAATTTCAACCCCAAAATCGACGACAGTTCCCCCAAATATCGGAACGTAAGTAGAGGTCGAATCTTGCAGCTCAATCGTTACTGAATCGTTTATGTGTATGTTAACGATCGCTTGAGTTAAGTTTATTAGCTCTAAATTACAATAGCCCGCTTGCGCCTGTTGATAAATGTTATTTCGACCGCTGGCAATAATTAAATTCGCCAGCGTGTAAGTCGTATATTCAACGCCTTGAATCTTTACGCGCCAGACTGGGTTAAATACTGTCATGTTATTAACGCCCTAGCCCCATTAGTCCCGCGAAAAAAACTATCGTTTAAAGTGTCAACGATTGTTCGAGCTGTACCCTCTGAATCAATTGCTCCAGATACGTTTATGTTGATGACTGGAGCTGGCGTAACTCCTGCTTCGCGTTGACGAATGGCGAACATAGCTTCGCCGATATTGCCTGTTGTTCCGCCTAAGCCAGTCACTAAGTTATTCGACGCGTCCGTTGGAACGGCTACCTTTACGGCTTCCTTAACCGCTTCTTTTGTTATTGTCGCCGTTTCATTTGCTACTTGCTTGGCTACGTTGCCAACTTCTTTTGCGATTTCCGCTTTAATGGTTTGCGCTGACGCTGGCGTAACTGACGCAGCTTTAGCACCTTTAGATAATATGACCGCCGGGATTTCTTTTAAATCTTTACCATTGAATAAATTGTTAACTACGTTATAGCCTCTAATAAGTGCGTTAATCGCAGCGATTGCTAAGTTAATTCCAGCAACGACGCCGGCAATAGCCAAGCTAACCCCGTCAATAATTAGCGATACAACTTTGAACGCAGCGCCTAAGGTTGTACCGATAATAGGTGCTAAGAATTTAGCAGCTGTACCAATAACTCCCATAACCGCGCCAAAAAATGTGAATACGCCGCTATTATCCTCGACGAATTCTTTTAACTTTTTGAAAACTGTTCCCAAACCTGAGACGACTGGCGTTAAAGTAGCTTTGAGAATTGGGACAATAAATTCATCTATAAAACCATATAAACTCTTAAACGCTGGAACTAATGTCTCTGTAAAAAATGTAGCAAGCGATTTAAATATTGGAGCCAAACCAGTTCCAATTTTGTCAGATAAATTGCTAACCGCTGGAACTACTTTTTCGACGATAAGAGTGACAAGCGGAGTAATGCCGTCTAGTACAAATCCGCCGACAGTCTCTTTACCCTCGTCAAACGCAATTTTTAAACGATCCATTTTGCCGCTAAACGTCTCAGCTCTTTGAGTAGCGAAGCCGCCGAAGTTCTCAGCTAGTGCCGTAGTAATAACGTCCATGTCGCCAGATTTTAAGATTGCTGAATCTAATCCTAAACCTAACTTGCCTAGTGACGCAGCGTTTCCGTCGTACGCTTTACCTAACGCGTTAGCTACTGTCTCTAGTGGTTTACCGGTAGCGGTTGAAACGTCTAATGCTATGTTTAATAGTTTTTGACTTTCCTCAGTTGATTTCGT